GATGGACTTCGGCCGCCCGAGGCCTGCCGCCGCGTCTGAGCCTGACAGGCTGACCCAGTGCGTCCCAAAGTTCTCCGTCGCGAAGCTCGGGCTGGTCTGGTAACGCGAGCGGAAGTGGGCCGAGGATCCTTGCCGGGTGTACTGGTAGCGCAGCATCAGGTCTTCAATGCTGTGCGCCTCGTTGAAGGCGTCCACGGGGCTGACCTCAAGAGGAAACGCCTGCCGACGCTCTGCACGCTGGCGCTCACGCTCTGCTCTGGATCTCTCGGCGGCATTCGCAGCCAGACGGCGCTGCTCGGCACGACGTTCAAGCTCCTGCAGGATCGGGCTGTCATCGTCCAGACGCAGCGGCTTGCCGCGCAGGACGCGGTGTTCGTAGAAGACCGGGGTCAGATCGGGGTTGCGTTTGTCCAGCGGCACGTTGGGCAGGTAGATCGGCTGCCCGCAGCGTGCCAGCGCGCCGTCGGGGTGTACGCCGTGCGCGTGCAAGAGATCAAAGAAGGATGCCTGCACATCCTCATACTCTGCCCCGGTCAGCACACCAGCCAGCGGCACGACGGCCCGCCATTTGCGGTTCTCCGGGGTCGCGCCGGAGGATGAGTAGATCAGCACGCCAGCCTCGCCGCACACGGCCTGCACGGCCTTCTGCACGTCATCAATCGATGGGTTGCCACGGTCGATGTCGAGGGCCAACGCACGGTACGCGCCACGCTCCCTCTGGGCCTCATGCGCGCGGCCGTCGTGCGCCCGGTAGGTTGAGGGGATGAAGAAGTCCGCGTCGCGCTTCTCCTTGGCCTGCGGGTTCCGCACCAGCTTGACGATGTCGGTCCAAGAGATGCCGGGGTAATATTCGCCGGGCCTGTCGATGAGCGTGTAGAAGGAGCCGGGGGCTGTCAGGAAGCGCACGTCAGACATATGCAGCATCCTTGCTCTGGATTGATTTGGGCTGTATAAAAGGCATGGAACTAGCTCCTCTCGGTTCCGTTTTTATTAGGCCCCGGCGTGTATCTCCCGCGCCGGGGCCTTTCATTTTCAGAACGGGATCTCGTCGTCCAGATCCTGCGTGATGACCTTGCGCTTCTCGTCGGACAGCCCCTTCTTCTCGAATGGGTCTTCCTTGCTCTCGACTTTCTCGAAATCGTCCAGCCCGTTTCCGCCGTAGACAGCCTCGGTGACCTGCACGGCGTCAAGGAGCAGGCTGATGCCGCCCGCGCCTTCCGGGTCTACCACGGCCACAGCCCACGCACGCACGACGCCCTTGGAGCCGCCCCAGATGTTCAGGTCAGCCAGCGGCTGCAACTGCCCGTCGATTACCAGCGGGATCGTGTTGGCCGAGCCGTCGCTCTTGGTGCCGTTGCGCTTGGCCGTGAAGTGAACGATGCCCGTCTCGTTGCCCTGCTCGTCCTTCAGCTTCTTCATGCCGAAGACCTTGCTGAACGGCGGCAGCTTCGGGCTGCGTGCCTTCGACGCCTCATAGTGGCCGCGCAGGGCCTCATAGATCGGCCGGGCCTCTTCCTTGGTCATCTCGATCACGACCGACCACGCGGCGTTGGATGCCGTCGGCGCGCACGGCTCCGACTTCTTCTCGGCCGTGTTGTAGCGGTGCGTCTGGGCCAGCTTCGGGTACTGCAGGGTGCCCTTCGCAAGCACCTTCAGGAAATCTTCAGTCGCCATTGGTTTTCTCCTCTGTGGCGTGGGTTAAAAGTCGATCTGTTCGTCGAACACATCGTCCTCGGGTTGGGCCACCTGCCACCGGGGCAGGGGGATATCGTTAATCAAGGGCCAGCCGGTTGTGAAGTCGTCAAATGCTTCAGCCCGAGCGATGGCCGTCAGGGTGTCCGTCACGCGCATGTCGGCGACGGCGAGGTAGTCTTCGTCAAGCTGGTGCAGGCACACCGCGTAGGGTGCCTCCTTCTCGACAGCCACGAAGATAAAGGATCTCGCCTCGAACCCCGCCGCGCGCATGCAGCGCAGGTAGAATGCGGCCTGCATGTCGTAGTTGTAGTTGCAGATCTCGCGCGGGAAGTTGGCCGGGCTGGCGTCGCGGGTCGTCTTGATGTCGAACACGACGCCCGACGATTGCAGGTAGCCGTCCGGGCGGCATTTGATGTTCGACCCGGTGATCGGGTCGGTGGCGAAGAAGCTGGCCTCGGCGACGAAGGACGGGTCGATCAGGTAACGGGCCACGACGGGGTGCGCGCGTGTCTCCTCGGCGATCTTCTCTGCCAGATCGTAGTCCGCCTCGGTCAGCAGGATCTTGCCATCCAGATCGGCGGCAAGCTGCGCGTCCTTCCACTTGTTGCCTCTCCTGTCCTCTGGGCCGCGCAGGACAAGGCTCTTCTCAGGCTCCAGCACCAGCGCGTGGACGGCGCTGCCCAATGCGAAGGCTGCCGACGGCTTGTAGACCTTGGCCTTCCAGTGGGCCAGCGATTTGGCGGCCACCAGCTTCACGTCGCTGGAGCTTATGTTGGGGTGCGAGTGGTACTCGCCGTTGGGCATGTCGCGGATCATTACTTTCCCTTTCCGTACAGCGCGATCAGGGCCGCCTCCGCCCGTCCGTCGTCCTTGACCCGCGCCCACTGGTCGGCGCAATCGGGGAAGTATTGGCTGGCCAGCGCGCGGCTGGCGTTCTTGTCGGTCGATAGCCGCATGGTCTTCTTCCACGCGGACGGGTCAACCTCAAACGTCGGCACTCCAGCGAAGAACAGGCAGGCCTTCAGTTCACCGTAAGCCTGCGCGATGGTGACGGCATTGCGGATGCCTATGGCCCGAGGATAGAACGGCCTTTCCAACCAACAGCATTTGACTTTGCCGATGTCCGAGATCAGGGCGCGTTTGTCTTCGAGCGTTCCGGGCATGTCGTATGTAGCGACCTGCATGTCGTCAGTGTTCAGCAAAGCGAAGGCTCCGCTCTTGCCGGGGTCGATGCCGAGGATCAGGGCCATCTTGTCTTACCCTCCGGGAGGTTTGAGGTGTCAGGAATTTCGGCCCAGTACATCACCTTGAAGTAATCCATACCCGGCTCGGGCACGGCTACTCCCGTGAAAAAAGTGTTCCAAAACCCAATGTCACCGTCGTGGTCCCATCCACCTGTTGCCGTGACAAAGTACGGCCCGGTTTCGTCCCAGATGGCAAACATAAGTTCCCTGTCCTTCGGCGCGGTCTCGATAGGCTGCCAGACGCCGTATTCGCGCGGCGTTGGGCTTTCTTCTGGTGGCAGGGCTACAGCGGCTTCACCGCCCAGCGCCAGATAACCGCAACCATCGATCCAGTTGTCGATGTGCTTGGGGTTCGACTTGGCCCGCGCCAGCTTCATCAGCGTCATCATCACGGCCACATCGTGCGGGCGGATGTTGCGGTTCAAGTGGGCTGACCAGTACGCTGCAATGAGACCAAAGTTGTCCTCGGCAGACCCGTGCGTCGCCGCGCGGTCAACCATGATGAACTCCTTGGCCGTGTCCAAGATCTTGGCCCGGTTCACTTGGACACCCACTCTTCCTCGAACCGCAGATCTTCGATCCCGGTGATGTCTGCGATGCGGTGGCGGTACACGGCCGACGGCACGAACCTCCCCGTCATCCAACGGCTGAAGCTGGACGATGCCACGGGGATCTGCTGGGCGATCCAGCCCAGCTTGCGCCCGTCCTTGGCGCACCAGTCCCTGATTTGTCGTTGGGCCATCATTGGCGCTCTCCTGTGTTTCTGCCCGACCAGACCTAGTGGACAAAATATTTAGCGTCAAGCGCAATTATTCTGTTGCACGGGTCAACGCAGGCTGTATGGTGGTGGCACGAACTAGCAAACAAGGATGACCCAGATGACCCTCCGCCAGATCACTATGGACCTCGACGGCCTGTACATCAAAACCTACAAAACCGAGCAGAACCTGATGAAGCGCATCGACGAGATCCGCGACATGTATCCCGACCATAACGACCGCTTCATGGTGGTCTGCACGCCGAAAGGCCGCTGGACCGCCATCGTCCAGTTGGACAAGAACACTGGCGGGTACGCCTTCCGCTACGATGGGTTCATGACAATTTGACCCTCCTCGAACACCTCGACCTGCTGGGGGTCATCCCCCGGCAGGCCCCGCCGAAGCCCGCCCCACAGGCAGCCTGCTACGCGCCGCCCCAGTGGAAGCCAAATCACCCCGGCGAAGAGCCGCCGTTTTAATAGGAGACTAGCATGACCAAGACCGTAACCCTCACGCTGGAGCAGGCCGAGATCGCGCTGCGGTGCGTCGAGGCCAGCATCATTATCAACGGAGATGCAGTAAATCACGATGAACTGGAGATTGATTTTTCCGACGTCCAGTCCCTGACATTCTACCTGCGCCGCGCCGAGTTGGCCCAGCGCCTGAACACCGCCATCAACAACGCCATAAAGGATAACTGACATGCGTATCCGTGACATCGCCGCCGATCTTATTGGCATCTTGTG